ACGCGAACAGTACGAACGCTTCAGGGTCATCCTTGACGGTTGGGCTCCACAACTGCGACATCAGCAGTTGCTCGTCCTCATGGGAGTACCGCATTTTTTGCATGGTCAGTCCTCATGACAGGTGCACATGTAACCCTGTTGCTCACACCTTAAACACCACCCTTGTTTGATAAGGATTTCCCGCATATGGGCCACATATCGGTTGTCTGATGGGTCGGCCCAAAACACCCAAAATGCATCCATGAAATCATCTTTGCGTTTGTTTTCTTTAATCCAAGCCTCAGTGTTCGACTGCTCAAGTTTTTTCAACCTGTCGATTTCACGTTGTTGATCTTCAATCACTCGTTCCAAAGTGCTGCCCATTTCAGTGTTCCTTCAGTTCCCCGGTTTCATACTTTTCACGACCATCGAGTGAGTTGTGGATCAGCACATCGTGCTCCTCGTCGTACTCGGGATGACACCAGCAGTCCCGACCCTCGATGATGTGGTCGCGCAGGTCATTGAGCGGATAAACGTGGACCACTTCGAGGAGTTCATCCACGAGTCCACCAGCCAATTTGCCTTGGTTCAAGATCATCAGTCATTCTCCAATCTCGGGGTCACATCGATCACCTCGGCCTCGATCACCCGAGCTTGTGCCTGCGCCAGCGCCTCAGTGATCGAGATTGTCCCGCCAAGCTCGATCTGCTTGGACTCACCATACCGCTTCTTGTTGTGTGCGCTCATGAGCCATTTGCGGGTATCAATTCGCAACCTATCCCGATTCACGGTGTCGTTCGATGATGGGTCCACGGACTCCAACCCATCAGCAATCTCCAGAATCTCCCCGGCAAGGAACTCTGTGCGCATCTCCTGCGCCTCCTTGAACCGCTCATGTCGCTGAGGATCACGCTTGATCCAGCGCAGAAAGCCCTCATACGACACGACGCGGGGGTCACCCTCGATCAATGACTGCAAGGATCGTCCACGATAGATGTCCTCGATCACCCGCTCGAAAATTTGCTCATACTCGACGTGCATCAAGGCTTTGGTGTCAAGTGTTGGCGCAGGCGGTTTAGGGTCCGGGAACGATAGCCAGTTTGGGAGACAGGATTCACCAGTGACAGCCATGCTCATCTTTCCCATATCATTCAAGGACTATCCTCATTGTTGCATGTTGCCCTGAGTCGTTCCGCGATTGCAAGCCTCCGCAGGAAAGTGCATCGAGTTCTACGCATCGGTCATCAGTCCATACGAGTGGCGTATTCACCTGACATCGTGCAGTCATACGCAAACCTCATACCCTGTTCTATCCTTCCAATGCTCCAGCGCCATTTCCCCCGGCAAGATGGGTATCATCCGCGTCTTCTCCTTCGCCCTCACAGCTCTTTCCTCACCTTGCCTTTTCTTCGCCGCTCGCACAGCTTTGCAACGACAGCAGTGCACCCTCGGACTGCGTAGTCGATCGAAATCCGTGAACTCTCCCTGATCCTCTGTCCCGCAGGTGAGACACTTGCAGTGGTGCGCAAGGTGCGCGTTGTGCTCGAATATGAGTTGGGTTCTTTTCCTGCCCATCAGCAACTCCCGTCGCACGGGCAGGCGCCGCTGACTTTTGCGTTGGGCGTCTCACAATCGCACCCGTCTTCTGCGCAGCCGTATTGCCTGTCGTGGGCATCGATGCTGTGCCCGCAGGATAGGCATAGGTTGTGCGATGTCTTGATCCCGTGCGCCCGCTCGACGGCCCGCGCTACCCATCTGCCGTAGTCTGGCAGCGTCCATGATCCCTGCTGCCATATCGGAAGCAATGCGGTAATGTCGGCATCGGTCAGCGGCGTTTGCGCTCGATACAGTTCGACTGCCCCAGGCCTGCCGCGCCCCATTTCGTCCGTGCGCCAGAGGCAGCCGCCCCACAGGTAGGCGGCAGGCTCCCTGGTGGCATCATTCGCCAGCGACAGGACGGCCCGCGCCTCGTCGCATATCGCAGGCCAGCGGTCTGTTTCCTCCATGCGTGTCAGCATGCGCTGCATCGTTTCCCGCCAGTCCATTCCAGCAACTGGCGTCAATTCGGCAATTCGGTCTTTCGCGGCGCTCAACTGGGCTAGTAGTGAGGTGACCATCTCTTTGCATTCCATGAGGTCGTCGTATTCCTCGCCGGTCAGCGTCACCACATCAAGCGCACGCGACATTGTCTTTCTCCGAGCAACCACCGCCCATGTCCATGCCGAGCGTTCCGGCGGGCACAATCAGCAGACCGTGTACGTCGCCACCTACGTCTCGCGCATCGCGGCGCCGCCCCGTCCAAGGATCGAAAAGCCATGCCGTTCCTCCGTGCCATTCGCGCCATTGCGCCGCATGGCTCGGGTACGGCCTTTCTTCGCCGGTCGCAGGGTCAAACTTCATCAGTATGTTTTGCATTTCCAATTCTCCAATCGGTCGCCAAAACGCCCAACTAGTCATTCCAGCGGACGCCTATCGGCGCCGCTGAATTCAGTCGTTAGCCGTCAAACCCGCGTATATCCGCTCTCGAAGGCGCCAGCCGGCGAGAACGACTTGTAGCCGTCCTCATAGACCACGTAGTAACCGCCGACTTCCGGCTTGTGCTTCGCCACATATTCCGGCGACAGCGGCACCTTGTCATAGCCTTCTTCGGCGGGCTGGAAATACACCCCGCCATGCTGGTCGCCAACGATCCCGGCAATCTTCAGCGCCCACACTTTCTTGTGGCATTCGTACTTCGGCATTTCTAGGCTTGCATTCATGTTTTAGTCCTCAAAAACCGTGGCTTCGTCGGGCGTCACGGCTAACCCGTCAATCAACGCGGACGGCTTTCAGCCGCCGGTTATTTCTGCGTTCGGCGTCACTTCCGTATCTCGATGTCAGGAAGGATCGCCATCGGCTTGAACACCACGCGGTACTGGTACTGGCTGGCCTTTGCCGGCTCTACCTGTTCCGCGAAGTACGTCACGTTGTCCGAAAGACCGAGGAAATGCTTCTTGTAGTCGCTCGGGCCGGTCTTGCACGTCACCGTCACCGCCTTGGTTTCGCTGGCGCTTCCGAGCGAGCACAGCCCTTCGATACTCAGCATGAACTCTCCGGTGATGCCGTTGTAGAACACGACGCGCCGGTTGATCTCGAAGTTGTCCGCCGCCTTGGAAAGGTTGCTCGAAGCCAATTGCGCGTCGCTGCAACCAGTGATGCCGAACACGGCGGTCAACAAGGCCGCGCCGCCCATCAGCGCTGCTACCAGTTTCGTATTTTTCATCTTCAGTTATCCTGTTTCATTGCAAGACATCGTCACGCCTCCTCGAACACAATCCGCGGAAACGCCTTCCCGATCGGCACGCACCGGTAAAGCACGACCTCGCCGCAAATCGCTGCAGCGTCATCGATGGCAAGCTGGCGGGCCGCGTCGATCGTCATGTCGCGCAGCGGCCAAGCGGACAGATGCGCCTGGCCAGATCGGCAAATAGCGTATTGCTCCGGCAGAGGCTCCGGCTCGGTGGCGAAAATCGAAACCACGTTGTCCGGCATGCTCTCCGGAATCGGATCAACTCTCGTGGCGACAGCCTCGACGGCTTGCGTTTCCGCCGCCGTTCTGGCGCAAGACAATTCTTCTGCAGCTTTGCGGCAGCGCTCCGAGAGATAACCGCGGCCCGCTGCAGTTATTCTGTACGCAAGCGTGTTCGTGATGTCGTCACGGCATTTCGTGACAAGCCCATCCGTCACGGCGTGATTGGCATTATCGCGCGCCTGCGATGGCGATAAGCAAGCCGCGGCCGCAAGCTCGGAAACCGGCATCAGACCGTACTCGGCAAGCGCCCGGAGAATCTTGGCCCTGGCGCCATTTTGGTTTGTTGTAGACATGGCTTTTACCTCCTTGGTGCTATCGCATCGTGTGAGTAATGATCCGGCATCCGGGCTTGCAAACGACCTTTTGAAATCCGTGCGCCGTGCGCTGTTTGTCGTCGCTGATTGCTTCTTCATCTTCCTCGTCGCCGACAGCAGCCGCGGCGGCATCCGCGGCTGCTGCTGCCCTGTTGCGCGCTTTCACGGCGTTCGTGGTTAGCTGCATGTGCGACGCTTTGTCGCGCAGCTTTGCAGGAGACACGCCAAAGCGCGCGGCGAGCTTTGTGGCCGGGCTGGTGCCATACAGGCAGCAAAGCTCGCGCTCCTCTTCGGCTGTCCAGCGCTTGTATTTTTGCTGGTTCGGCTGGGCTCGGTTGCTGCTCATGCGGACCGCTCTCGCTGCGCGTGGAAAAATCCAAGCTGATACAAAACGTCGTCGAGCACTTCGTGCAGTTCCTCTACGGATTCTGCTACGACGTCCACGTCGGACACGAGGAGCATTTGTTCCTGGAAGCTGCGGAATTCGTTGCGGTTGCTGCGTGGCGCCCCGGGGCGGACGATGCGCAGGAGCTTGCCGCCGTGCGTTCGCAGGGAGTTGGCTTCGTGCAGGAATCGCACGTCGGAAACCACGAAATTACGCAGGCCCTCGCGGCGCTTGTGTTGAATCTCCCTAAGTACTTGCCATGACCAGATGTCTTTGCAGATCTGATCTTGTCCCCACGCTGTCCCCAGTGACTCCATCAACTCAACCGGCGTCTTGCCGCCAAGCCAGGCACTTGGAATCTCCTTGCGCTCCGGCGAAAAGTCATCATCAGTCAGCCCGAGCATGGCCTTGAGTCCAGCGCGAATGGGATCCGCAAACGCGAGTCGATGAAATCCGTGAACGGCGACAAGGTAATTCGCCGCGGTGTCTTTGCCGTTGAACGGCTGGCCTGTCAAGCCGAGTATCATGAGTTGTTGCTCCTCAAAGCGTTTCGATTGGCCCTGTCGGCGTTGGCAGACGCAAGCTGTTTCGCCGATCGTGCAGTGACTGCTCGCTGGCGTCTGCTTCTGCGCGCTTGGCGTCGATGCGGTGAATCTCCGACATCCAGTAGCTGACGTCCTCGAGAGACAGGCGCACCTGGTCGGCCGCATGCTGGCGCGCCTGGTGCAGGTCGTGCTGGTGGATGCGCGCGGCAGGAATGCGCAAGCCAAGCCCAATGCGCAAGGCCAGCCGGCAGGCGTTGTGGATTGCCCTGCCGAGCGTCTGCAACGGCGAGGCGCCTCGCCTGCGGCTTGGCCGCGCTTGCATGCTGTGGTCGTTGTAGTGGCTCATGCGTCGGCCCCATCAAAGACCGGCCGCGTTGCGCGAAATCCGACCATGGCATACTGGCCATTCAGCATCGCGGCATACAGCGCAAACGCTCCGGCGTCTTTCCCGCTGCAGCATCCGCCGCCCCGGATCAGCCCGCGGTCGTCCCAGACCAACCTTGCCGACCCGGCTTTTGGGAAAATGCCCATTCCATCGGCGCGCGGATCGCACGGCGCCGTGGTGACGCTCGGGGAGTCCGGCTCCACAACTCCGGTAACGCCTTCCTGGCCGCCTTGGATGTCGTCGTACACCCACGACCAGGCGTTGCCGCCGAAGTCGCACAGCTTTTGCCCGTTGGACAAGGTTTTCCAGCGCGCTTCCGATTTGTCGTCAGGCTGGTACATGCCAGATGCCGGAGACAAAATGCTGCGCTTCCGGAGCCCTTGCTTGAGCTTGCCGAGCCCAACCTTGCCGCCAGTCCAATTGCAATTCTGGCCTGCCGCATCGTGAGCGATCGCCAGCCATTGCCGCTCAGTGATCAGCGACCAGCCTGCAGCCCGGCAGGCGGCCAGGGCGCCGAAGTACGAAACGCGAACCCAAGGCGCGCCGCCGACGTGCGAGCCAGCGCGAGGAACGCGCGACTCCGGATCCTGGCAGCAAAGGAAGCGCGAAACCTCGAACGATTGAACGACGAAGCCGCCAGGCAGGTGCGTGGTTGGCACGCGGGTAAAAGCATGATCCATTCGTTTTTTCCCTTCGCAGTTTGTAAGTTGCCGGTCTCTCCCCGGAAGTCACGGTCGCGTGGTCCAGCTTCCACCGTTCGCCTTGCTCTCACCACGCCTAGCGCCGTCTTGCTCCCGCTGCTCACCGGCGATGCGTCCAGAGGCGGTCTCGCAAAGATTCTTTGCCGGTACTCTCCCGGCTTGTCGCGGGGCTTTCGTTCTCCCGTTACGCCAGCCGTCTGCAAAAGTCGCTGGTCACTCCTGCGGCATCCGCCCCGTGCTTTGGGCTTCCTCGCGCATGTTTTCCGGCCGCGTCAGTTTTCCCGCTGACCGATAACCCTTAAAAAGACGACCGAAAACCCGCGTCGTGCCGGGTGCAGCCGGAAAGGTTTCACGACAAGCCGCTTTCGCGGCTGGCGCGCTGCTCGCGTTGCGCAATGTGCTTGCCTTCGCCGATCCCGGCATAGAAGGCGTCCCGACGCGGATCGCCGGGCTTGTACTCGTGCCGGATCGGGTGCGACGCAAACACGTACAGCAAAAACGCTTTGACTCCTGCCTTGTACTGATCCGACCGCGCTTCACGGCCGCTCGGGAACGCTTCGGCGGCAAGCCGCTCGGCAAGAAGAACGCCGCCGGGTTGATCGATGTGGGGCATGTGGTGGCTCCGTGTTTGGTTGATGAATGACACAATACCCGTTTATGGGTGTCGTGTCAATCCGTAAATGGGTAGTTCAAGCGAAAAAAAAGCCGCCTTACAGACGGGCTCCTTCCAACGGCCTGGCGATTGCTACCGGACCAGGCTGCTCAACCGCTCGGCTACGGAAATGGTGACGAGCACAAGCAAGGTGATGATGACCGCCGCGGGAATGAGGGCGAACGCCAGCTTGACAAGCAGCGAGACCATCGACCAGAAGGCCATGTGAACGTCGGTGACGATGACGCGCTGCGGGCTGTCGTCTGGCTGCCCAGAAGCCGGCAACCCCGGCGCCGCCTCGATTCGCCCGAGCGTCTCCGCAGCCCTGCCGTCCGCGGTCCGGACGTCGACGGCTGGCGCCTCTTCCTGAGCCGGGAAATTGCCCGCCGGGAAGCCCTGATCTGGAGCAAGCCGGGAGCGCCTTGGGGGGGGTGTCTGGCTATCCATAGCGAA